GCTGTGCTATTTCTTCAATCACTCGATTCCGTTCAGCGTTTTCGGCAAATCGTATGATTTGGTGCTTGCGTGACCCTTGCAGACCCCAATCCCCTTGTTTGCGACTGAGTTCCTCAAATGCCTCATCTTCTTCTGTCATAAGTCCCCCAAGACGCGCCATTCCCTTTCTTGGCGCTTTGACTTTGATACGACTGTTTTGCCTGTCAATTCAATCAATCCCAGCGTTTTGAGTTCTTTTAAACGCCGCGCCACTTGATTGCCATCCAGACCCGTGCGGGTGGCGATTCCATCTTTGCCCAATGGCCCGTGCTGGACAAGGCATTGGACAATGATTGAACCGTGCTTTTTAGCCAAATCTTTGGCTGAATCCGCTGCCACAAACGAGGTCAGCGGGTCAGATTTACGCACTCGCGGAAATATGAAATCAAACATGATTAAAACGGCAAGTCATCATCGTTATCTGCTGGCAAGCCCTTGGGTTCGTAGGGGCGCGGGTCGTTCAAATATGCCCAACCGTCCCAGCCGTTTTCCTTTAATGGGATTACATCCAGCTTGAGCATTTCGCCGTTGCGGGTTTCAATGATTGACCCAATGCGTTGATAGCGGTTCTTTTGCTGGCCTTCTTTGTTGGTGTACTGACCCACAATGGCGGTGATTTCTTTTTTGACTTTACTCATGGTTGGCTTTCAATGTAGTTGTTGAGTTGGTTTACTTGAAATTGGACTTCCACAAGAAATTTGACAATCTCTGCTTCAATCTCTGCAATATATGCGTCATCACGGTCAACCCGTTTGACAAACAATTGCGCTTTAGCTGGCATTCTTGGGTCAAACACCACATAGTCACACCACTTTCGCCCTGTGCAAGCAAGCTGAAACTGCATCTGGGCAAAGTACTTTCCAGGGACTTTTTGGGATAGCAGCGTTTCAATCATGGTGAGGGTGTTTGGGCATTTGATTTCAATGCATCCATCGTTTCCAACAAGCCCATCAGGTGATGCACCAGCCCACTCAATTGTTGGATGACGTACAAACCCGACTTCCTCCACCATTACGCCTTGTGTGGCCTCATAAGCGGCACGAGCAAAGGGTTCTGTGTCTGTGCCCCACTGCATAGCGGCATTGGTGTATGACTCTTGTTTGGTAAAGGTCAGGCGTTCCACCACAAGCTGGGCCATGTAGTTATCGCGGCTGGTGCTGTAACCTGTCTTGGTCTTGGCGATTACGTCTGCCACTCTGCTGGCGGTAACTTTTCCCAAACGTTGATAAAACCATTCGCTACTGCCTTGGATGATTTCAGTTTCCATTGCGTGTCTCCATCATTGCGTCTGCCATCTTGTATGAAAGTTCCGAATCCTGTTTAAAAGATTCGGGATTGATTACGCCACCAGACCGCAAGATTGATTGCATGGCAAAGATGGCAATAAAGTCTTTGAGGGTTATTTCCTCAAGACCAATTTCTTTCTTTTTTCTCATGCTTTTTCCTTTGCTTTGGCAATACGGTCTGCCTTGGCTTTGATGACCTTGGCAATCCATGTCTGGTCGCCTTTGCAAGCATCGTAGGCGGCTTTGTAGGCGGTTTGCAGTTCTTCTTTGTTGGCGCTGGCATCAATGGCGGCAATGTGGTCTGCCATCATTCCTGCATCAATCTGTGGCGCTTCTGTGCGGCGTGAACCAGCGTTGCCGTCATCATCTTCTGGGGCAAGACCTGTGGCGGCAAGCAAGCTATAACGCCGCGCATAGGTCAGCGCCGAGCCATACCCTTGGGGGTCTTGTTTGGCGGCTGGTACATGAAGCAACCCGCATTCCATTGCTTCCCCAGATTCATGGACAAAGATTGTTTCAACCATCACGCCTGTTGGACAGTCATAAGTACGTTGCATCAAGCCAATACCATTGTCGTTTAAAGCCCCGATAACGGCCTCAATGCAGTTGGAGAGGTCAGCATACTTGCTACGAAAATGCGGGTTTGTAGAGGTCTTTAAAGCTGGCCCAAATGCCTTTTGTGCTTTGACAAAGGCGGCGGCGATTTGTTTTCCGATTGGTGTTTCCATGATTTTTCCTTAGTAAGCGTATTTAGGGCCGCAAGTGACTTCCACAACAGTTTCAACTGTGTAGCCACCAATTTTGCGTTTGGCATAAAGCGGGATTGCACGAAGGCCAGATGATTCGCATTGGCGCACAGCGTCTATCACCTCATTCCTGCCCATCGGTTGGACTTGTTTGTCAACAATCAGGTCTTGATTGGGCGCTTGGGGGGTTGAGCCTGGGAGACTCGAGCAACCAGCCGTGACCCAGGCCATCCAGCACAAAAGTGAGTAGGTGATCATCTTCATTCCGATTCCTTTGCAATTAATTTCATTTCCAGTTCTTTGATGTATTCCTGGGCAACGTCACAAGTTTGGATGTAGCCCCGCAAATGGGACTCCAAAAGCCCAACGTGATAGGCCAAGCGGTTAGCGGGTGGTTCGCCAAAATACTGTTTGTCTGCCACCTCTTTGATGGCCTCAATGATTTCGTTAGCGTTCATTACGGTCTCCAAAAAAAACAATCAAGGGCAAGCACGATCAAGGCAACCAAAGAAAGCACCCTGATGATCTTGTCGGCGGTGGAAAGCTGGGCAACGTGGATTTCAATGGCTGCGCCATATTCCACAGTCTTGGAAAATGCTTCATTCATCGTTCTGGGGTGTGTTCTGGGGTGTTTCATCATCGTCCTCGGTTGGTTGATCGTCAGGGTTGTAGTTTTTATTGCGGGTGAGGATTTGCCCCCACCGCCATTCTTCATAATCTTCTGCAAACATTTAATAGTCCTGACCAGCCCGTGCTGGCTGTGCGCCAAGAAACTCAGCGTTGTATGGTGCGTTGTGATTGAACTTGACACAATTGTTTACTGAGACTGGTATGTAGCCGTACTTTTTCCACTCCATCCGAATCAGAGGGCTGTACGCTACTTTGCTATTGTTTGCGTATTTCATTGCGCCATTAACTTGAGCGCGAGCCTTTTTAATTTGAAACTTAGTCATGATGATTTCCTAAAAGACCCTTATGCGTTTTGCTAGGGCATGGGTGTATTGTTAAGCACAATTAACATTGCGTCAAGTCTTTTTTGTAGGGACTTTCCCTAATGTTGCTATTTTGTTAATCCACCTTACAATGCTCAGATGACAAAAGAGCAATTAGTCCAGTTGGCAGGGTCACAGAGTGAGCTTGCAAGGATTCTTGGCATAAACAGGGCTGCGGTTTCCCAATGGAAAAATGTGCCCCAAGCCAGAATTTGGCAACTAAAGTCGTTGCGTCCCGAATGGTTTTCAATGTAAGATTGTTTGAAACACGGCTAGGTGGGGAGTAGCTACCCCACCGAAAAGAGAACTCCCCTCCTGCCGAGGTTTCTTTTCTGGGAGATTTGCGGAGATGCTTTATGCACTACTACCAGCACCACATTGGTGATTTCATTAAAGACACTTCATTTTTAACGAATGAAGAAGTTGGAATTTATCTGAAATTGTTGTGGATTTACTATGACACAGAACAGGCATTGCCCAACTCTTTGTTTGAACTTTCAATGAAGGTCAACGCCCGTGACCAGCAAGATGTTTTGGGGGGTATTTTGGAAATGTTTTTTACTTTGGAAAACAACGAATGGCATCACACTCGTTGCGACAAAGAAATTAACCATTACCACTTGCAAATTGAAACTGCATCTAAGGCAGGAAAAGCATCGGCACTTAAACGGGCGTTGAACAAAGAGTCAACGGGCGTTGAACAGGCGTTGAACGGGCGTTCAACAGACGTTCAACTAACCATGAACCATGAACCAATAACCAATAACCATATTAAAGAATCTAAAGATTCTTTGTCGGCAGGATTGCCGACTTGCCCCCATCAGGACATTCTGAATCTCTACAAAAAGCATTTGCCACAGCTTGCCCAGCCACGGGTGTGGGATGGGGTCAGGCAAACCAACTTGCGGCAAAGGTGGTTGCAAGCTGCCAAACCCTCAGTATTTAGCCCACAGGGGTATGCAAGCCAAGCCGATGGATTGACATGGTGGGATTCCTTTTTTGCCTACATTGCCAACGACACCAAGCTGGCGCAGGGGTTTGAAACCAAGGACAGGACATGGCGACCTGATCTGGTTTGGATAGTGAATGCAACCAATTTCGCCAAGATAATTGATGGAAAGTATCAAAAATGAACTTTGTGAAACCAGACACCAAAAAAGACCCGTTAGATGATGTTCAGCGCCTGATGTGTTCTGTGCCAGGATGCCCAAAACGCTGGTCTGTTCACATGGAAGGGCAACGCCCGATGTGTTCCGAGCACCAATGGTCGGACAAGAAGCCAGCTACTAGGCGGGACATTGCCGCCCTGTTGCCCAACACCAAGCCCGTGAAACATTGGATGGATGATGGGGAGGTATTTTGAAATGAATGATTTTGTTGTGATTCAATCACACCCAGAAATGATTAAATTTATTGATGGGTTACAAAAAAAGAACGCTGAAGCTCTTTCTTTCTATCCAAAACAAGTTTTTGAGCGTGAACAAGAAAAAGGCAGGTTATTCCTTGGAATGTTAAATGGTGAACCTTGCGGGTATTTGTATGTTGGAAGTGGCGCTTATGGCGATGTGAAATGCCATCAAGTTTGCATTCAATATGATGCAAGAAGAAGACTATATGGCGCTGCAATTGTTGCTGTTTTAGAACAATATGCTATTGAAATGAAAGCAAATTCAATAACCTTGCGTTGTGGTTTCGATTTAGAAGCTAACGATTTTTGGAAAACGATGGGATACCAATGTATTGTTCATCAGCAAGGTGGCGTTAGAAGAATGAGAACAATTAACGTATGGCGTAAGCAACTTTCGGTTGAATTGTTTGAAACGATAGCAATCGAACCAGCAAGTGGGATTGTGGATGCCTCTGTTTGGAGAAAACACAAAAAAACTGGTGTTATCACTCAATTTGCAAGGGGCAAATCAATGCAGGATTACCGTGCCAGTTTATTGAAAAATTCTGAATAAATTGTGTGCCGCAACGGCATGGAGAACTTTAAGTGAACTACTTTGACGCACACAAACTTTTAGACAGGGTGAAAGATGGACAAACCTTCAGCCGTGTCGTTATCGACAGAGCGCTTCAACTTACTGGAGACTATGCGCCAAGCGGAAGCCAGGGAATGGATTTTGAGATACCAGCAGAAAGCCAAGGAACTGGGCAAGGCCAAGGCATCAGCTTGGTGGCAAACCACGATTGCCGACATTTCCAGGCGCAGGGGTGAAGCCGCCGCCAACGACCTCAGAAACCGAATGAACCAAGAAAGATCAAAATGAAAATTGATGTACAAAAAATGCACAGCGTTGGATTTGGTGTCTTGTTTTTCCCAAGGTACGGAATTGGCATCCAGATTGGTCGGCGCTGGTTCGGGTTAAAAAAATGAGATATGCCGCTAGGGTTGATGCCAACCAAAAGCAAATCATCACAGCATTAGAGGCCGCTGGCGCTTATGTCTGGGTGATTGGCCTACCAGTTGACCTTTTGGTGGGATACAAGGGGCACACCTTTCTGGTGGAAGTCAAAAATGGCCCTAGAAAGCGTTTAACGGCCCTACAAGCCGACTTTTTTGAAAGTTGGGGCGGAGGTACGTTGGCAAGAATTGACGGCCCAGAAGCGGCTTTAAACATGATCGGAGTTTTGAAATGAATCCATTTGAAATTTTTGATAAGACTTGCATCAGCTTTTCTGGGGGGCGCACGTCTGCTTATATGCTTTGGCGGGTTCTTGAGGCGCATGGCGACAAATTACCTGATGATGCGGTTGTTTGTTTTGCCAACACTGGTAAAGAGGACGAGGCAACATTAAAATTCATCCACGATTGCGAAACAAATTGGAATGTGCCGATTGTTTGGTTGGAGTATTGCGCGGAAGAGCCAAAGTTTAAAGTTGTTAATTTTGAGACTGCCTCACGCAATGGCGAACCTTTTGAAGCCCTAATTAGGCATTACAAAAAATTACCAAACCCAGCCCAGCGTTGGTGTACAGGTGTTTTAAAGATACGGGTTATTCACAAATATTTGCAAAGTTTGGGATGGAAACATTCCGAAATGGACAATGATGATTTTGTTGGCATCAGGGCTGATGAGCCACGCCGTGCGGCAAAGATGGAGAAACACAAGATTCCATTGTTTACCGCTGGTGTCACTAAGCAAACAATCAATGATTTTTGGTCTACCCAACCATTCAAGTTAAATCTTGGCATTTACAAAGACGAAAGTTTGCTGGGTAATTGTGATATGTGTTTTCTAAAAGGTTTAGATAAAAAGTTAAACATATCAAAAATGTATCCAGAAAAAACTGTTTGGTGGGCAAAAATGGAAGGCTTGATTAGAGAAATTACACCAAACCATGCTGGCAACGGAAATCTATTTCGCCTTGACCATCCTTCATATCAAGAAATGGCAAACTTTGCTTTAAACCAACAAGATTTATTTGAAGATGAATCTATTGCTTGTTTTTGTGGAGATTAAATGAAACCAGAAGAAGCCGCCCAAGACATACGCAACAAAGCCCAAGCCTATGGCGAGGCCAAGGCCCAGCGGGTGTACCTCGATGAATTTCGGAAAGCTAAAAAAGCCCTTTTGATGAAAGATGCCCTGCAAATGGGCTACGAGGCGGCAAACGCCCAAGAACGCGAGGCTTACGCAGACCCCGAATATCACACCTTGCTGAAAGGGCTGGCGGCGGCAATAGCCCAGGAAGAAACCCTGCGCTGGGAGATTGAGGCATCAAGGCTAGACATTGAGATATTTAGAACCAGAGAAGCAACTAACAGATTACAAGATCGGGCGCACCAATGAAGTGTCCAGAATGCGGAACATGGACAATCGTTAAAGAATCCAGAATATCCACAGGCAATACGCGAAGAAGGCGGCTAGAGTGTGCCAATTTGCACAGGTTTTCCACATTGGAGACAATTGTTGATCGCAAAACATTCATACGTAAGGTCAAAAAAGCTGCTGAAACTGGTGGCAAGCCTTGATTGTCAAGCCTGCGGGTCTGGCAACATGGTGCAAGCGGCACACACAAATTGGGGCGGCGGCAAGGGTCGAGGGGTCAAAGCTGATGACAATCTGGTGGCTGCGCTTTGTTTGGGGTGTCATTACGCCATCGACCAAGGCAAGGATTTAAGCCGCCAAGAACGCCAGGAAATGTGGCTAAACGCCCATCACAGGACAATTGATGCTCTGCGTGACTGCTGGCCTATTGACATTCCACTACCAGATGCGAAAATTGTTTAAGGGCGCAGTTGCCCTTTTTGGGGGTTCGCCCCTTTTTTTTGATATAGTGAGCGCATGAAAAACGAAGAAGTTGCCGAATTTGTCGCCACGCTGTTTCATGCGGGAACAATCACGCACTTCCAGCATTTGCAGACAACTGAATACGCCACCCACAAGGCGCTGGGCAAGTTTTACCCCAAGATCGTTGACTTGGCTGACAGTCTGGCAGAGAGTTACCAGGGGCGCTACGACACCAGGATGAAGAAGTTTCCTGATGAACTGCACGACCCCAAAGACACGCCGCACGAATATCTGACCCAATTGAAAGGGTTTGTGCAAGAAGCCCGAGAAGAAATCCCCCAAGATTCAGAATTGCAAAACATCGTTGATGAAATTGCTGATCTGATCAATTCCACCCTGTATCTTTTAACTCTGAAATGAGGAAATCATGGCAAACCTGATGAAAAACGAACCCAAAGGCTACGGCGCACAAGTCACAATGAAGGGCAACCCTGCCGCTGACATGAAGTCTGGTGAGCAGGGCAGCGCCAAAAAAGGTATTCCCAACGCCATGACCAACAAAACTGGCGCTGACAAGAAATTTGAAGGCGGCAAAATGTCTGGCATTTGCTACACTCACGACCGCAAGTGCTACCAAGACTAAAAGCGTAAACCCCACCGAGGCAAGTCGGCAGGGCTTACTGACCAAACAAAAAAGGAGGTTTTGAATGGCTGAAATGGATTCTAATTGCGGAAACTGCAAGTATTTCCGCGCCCAGCAAATCATGGGTATCTGTCGGTTTAATCCGC